TCCATCCCGAGTGAGTTTTACTACGACAAAATTGTTCAGCAAATTGAACGCTGTGAGGAAGCTGAACGCCTTACCGAACTTGCAACCGGGCGTGCCACAAGCCGTCAAGAAACGATCTTGGGTGATGTTAGCCGTTCGATCAACATTCAAGATAAGCGTGAAACGGCTCGAATCTGGCGTGAGAACTATTTATATGAGTGTGACCGACTGGCTCATATGCTGTATGTTCCGAATTATCGGGACCCTGTTGCTGCTCGCTATCGTTTTGAGCGTAGTGGCGGTGAATTTATTCAGGCCATTCCTGGTCCTCCAGATACTTCGCGAGCTGACCGTTTGTACTTCTATGCAAACTGGCGCTAACATTAGTACTAGAGATACGCACGTCTAAAAAACGGAGACCAGTCATCATGGGATTAGCGAGACTTTTAGGGCAAGGTCTTCAGAAAACTGGTGTCCGTAGCGTCGACGATATCATCACTCAGTTGGGACCCGCCGCTGCGATGATGGGCGGCGATATTCAATCTGTTCTTCGTCAGTTCGGTAAACAGTTAGGGCGAATTGCCCCTACTGCACGTGAAACTGTTAAAGCAGGCACACGTGGGGTCTTTCAAGCTCCTACACAACCTGCCGTGCGTCAAGGCGCACAAAATCTTTACAGAATGGCTGCTGAAGCGGCCCAGCCTACTACAGCTCAAGTTACTCAAGCTGTTCGTCGAGCTGAACCTCCCGTTATGGGAGTTTTTCAGACGCCCGCAGAAGCTGCACTTCGACGTGCCGCTGCAGCCGTTCCTTCTCGCCCTGCTGCCCCTGTGGCAACCGCTGCTGAGGTGCGCGTCCCTTTAGACGGTCGTCAGCTCGATCTATTTTCCGGTTTTAATCGGCTGACGAATCCTAAGGGTGCTGTTACAGCAGAAGGTTTTAAGATCGGCGGCACTACTTTTAACCCTGCAGATGTAATGCCTGAGGGTGTTTATACCCAACGTATCCGTGAACTTGCTCGTTCAAAAGGTATACCTGAAGAACTTTTTATCGAGCAGATGAAACGGCCCGGTCAAAGTCTGGCTGAAGTCGTCGACTTTACCGCCGGTCAACCAGGAACCGGTTTGTTTTCAGGACCAGTTGAGTTTGGTATGTATCAAGCTCGTAATCTCATGCGTAATAACATGGGAAATCTTGCCGAGCTGGTGCGCAGCAATCCTCGTTTAGCAGCCGGTCTAGGCATCGGCGGAGGAATTGCAGCAACCGCTTATGGAGCGTCTCATCTTACTGGG